AAGACAAAAGAAGCAGAACGCCTATATGAGATACGCGAAGATATCATCAATCTTGTCAAATCATATGATGTTAATGCCGTAGTGATTGAGGGGTATGCTTTTGCCGCCCGTAATTCGCAATCACATAAAATTGGCGAACTTGGTGGCGTGATCAGGCTTGCTTTATATGAGATGGAAGTGCCCTATATCGATGTACCACCGACTTGTCGTGCAAAATTTGCTACTGGCAAAGGTAATTCATCTAAGACGGAAGTTGTTTCTGCTGTTTCAGCACGCACTGGTATCGTTTGGGCCGGCAAAGGCACCGACGACATGTGTGATGCGTGGATTTTAGAACAAATGGGCTTGACTGCGCTTGGTTCGCCACAGTATGATTGGCCCAAATCAAGCACGGATGCCTTGAAAACAGTTGACTGGTCATCTTTGACTCGGGGAAGCGATAATGAGCATACGGAATAGCCCAATCAGCCAAGTTGATATTGAGAACGAAATGCTTCGTTTGATTGACATGCTTGAAGAAGAAACTGAAGCATTCGGCAGACTGGCCGAGGACGCCGCCAAGAAGGATGCCCTGTATAAGCATAGTTGGGCTAAAGAGTACCTGGCGGCCAAGGGGTCGATTAAAGAGCGTGAGGCGTGGGCTGAGTACCTTCTGGCAGACCAGCAGTTTGACTACAAGATGTCCGAGGGTCTCGTGAAAGCAAAGAGAGAAAAACTCCTTTCGCTCCGAACATCGATTGATGCCATGCGTACGCTAAATGCGAACTTAAGGGCTATTGTCTCGTAGGGGTCATGGTATAGAACTTATGCCAATATTGTTGGAGAAAAATAATGAAACATAAAGTTGATCCGGCGCTTCTTTCACTTCTTGTTGATGTAGACACATTGATTCCTCTGCCAGGGAATCCGCGCAAGGGTAACGTTGATGCGATTATGGCCTCATATGCCGAGTTTGGTCAAGTGAAACCAATCGTTGTTCGCCCTAATGGTGATGGTACTTCTACGGTGATCGCTGGTAATCACCAATTGATGGCTGCTCAAACGCTCGGATGGACACATATTGCTGTTGTGCCTTTTGAGGTTGACGTCAATCGGGCAATTGCTTTTGCCTTGACCGACAATCGTACTAATGAACTTGGTCATTCTGATCAAGAGTTAGTTAGCGAAATGCTGGATGACATTATTTCTGATTATTCTGACTTAATGTCAGATTTGGGTTGGGATGAAATGGAATTGGCTGCCATAGATGAGTCAATTCAGTACAACTCGCCGACAACCTCTGATTCAGATGGGAACATGTACGTGCCGCCAGTGCTGCAGCCATTGAGTGATTTTGGTGCAACCATCTTGTCGTCATTAGTACGCGAGGACGATGATGGCGAACGTAGGATCGTCGCTCCACAGCATATGGACCATAATGAGATTGCCATCAAGGGGAGTACGGTTGCCACCCCCGAAGCAGCGCCGCGAGCGGTTGTTCAATACACTATTGTTTTTGATGATCCAGACCAGCAGAGGCGTTGGTATGATTTTATTCGCTGGATCAGAAATGAACCTGCATATGACGGTAGTACAACGTCAGAAAAACTCATTTCCTTCATAGATGCCCATTCAGAAATTTAAATATCATATACAGTTGTATTAATAGAGTGGAGTTCGATGATGTCGGAAGATTCGGAATATATCCTCAGGTCGGTACAACGGGAAATGTACAACTTGGAAGACGAAACAATATATTTACGTGCTCACATTAAATCGCTTCAAGAAAAGATTGAAGAATCAAATGGACTCTGTGACGAACTGGCACAATTTATTTACTCAATAGAAGACTTATTGGATTTCAACAAAGAACGTAACGAATTACTGCTTAGGTATGAACAAGAACGCCGATAAAGTAAAGTAATGCGTGCACGACTAATCTATTGCTGATAATCTCTCAGTACATACCAATGGAGAGTAGTTCAGTTGGCAGAACAGCGGACTGTTAATCCGCGCGTCGCAGGTTCGACCCCTGCCTCTCCAGCCCAAAAAAAAAACAATGGAGGAATACTCGTGGAACCTAATGCATCAGCAATCAAAGCAAATGCTCGTCTAGAAGCACAGAGTAATGCTTATCTTGCCGGACAGCCCGCCCGTGAATCGCACGAAACATTGAAAGAAATTAAAGTTCTTCTGGCAGAAGTTTTAGAAATGTTAAAGAAGAACAATGCCTGATATGTTATTGGTTCAAAGATGTCGCCGGATTGGCCTAGATGTTGAGGCCATGCGCTTCATGCCATTAAATCAGCGCGAAGTGGCTGACTGGTGTGGCGGTCTATTGACCGTCATCCCACGCAATGGTGATGAAAGTAGGCCAGATTTGATTATCTTACTTAAAGGCATTGATAGGGATATGAAGGCCCGCCTGGGTGATTATGTCATAAAGTTATCAGACAGCGTTTTTTACTCATGTGATCATGCGACATTTGAGTCCTTATATGAGATCATTGATAATGGCTCATAATGAAGATATTGACAAGATTCGTTACGAATCAACGGTAGAAAGAATACGTAAATATAAAATTACGGAAATGGAAAATCGCACATGGTATACGTTAGAGATACCCATGGAAGAGGAATGGCCTGCGGGTGACCCATTTTCGCGCGATAGGGAAACCCTCGTGTTGCGTGCTACAAAAGAAGAGTACGATGCTGGACCCAAATGAAATTTTGGCCCGTTTTCGTGAGCGGGCAGAGGCTGTCAAAAAGCGCCCACTGCCACCAGTTGCTGGACCTGAACGTGCTCTTTTTGTTAATCAAGCCAAGGTAGATTTTCAAGATTTTGCGATGATAGGCGACTGCGAAGCAACACTTGAAGAGGGAGTGCTAACCTTCAAGTTGGACCTTCGTAAAAAGGATTAAGATGGATTATCCAGATTATCTACAACCAGTATTGTTGCGCATTAACCCAGAATATGGAACTCATATTTCATGTGATGAGGGTTGGTGGAAAATCATATCTATGTGCGATAAGGAACTTTCGTTACTTGACCCCGGATATACCATTTTTCAAATAAAGGAAAAATTTGGTGGTTTACGTTATTACTACAGTCCTTCTAACCCGCTTAATGTAGAAAGCATGGATGTCGTTGTTCGTAAACACGAAAAAATATGCAGCATGACTTGCGAGGTGACTGGCGGTCATGGTTATTTGATGAGGAATGGTTTGCGAGGAATGGGGCAACTCAAAACACTGAACGAAAGTTTTTTACAACAAGGCTGGACAAAAGTCGACACAACTGATACTGTCAAGACCAATGTTATTAAACTACAAAAATAGAGGCACGACATGACGCGTCAGCGTATGTTTCTAGATATCTCATGCGTAGATGCAGCCCGCCAAAGAATTAGGCATGTATACGACACCTTTGATACCGTTTGCGTTCAGTTCTCGGGTGGCAAAGACTCAAGCGCAGTCCTATATCTTGCTAAAGAAATTCACGAAGAACGAGGTCTCGGGCCCGTCAAGGTTATTTTCCGAGATGAAGAAATGGTTAGCCCATTTGTTCTTGATTATGTCAATAAAATTAAAAATTATGACTGGGTGGATTTTGAGCACTACTGTCTTCCGTATGGTACTGAAATATGGGTACTAGGGCGACGTCAATCTATTATGATCTGGGGTGAAAAACGCATCAAGGAGGGACGCACATGCAGACCTCTGCCTGATGATGTAATCACTGGATACCATTTTGGTTTAGATCATGCAACGCCAATGACTAATCATATTGATTACTACACCATGCAAGGCAAGAAAGGCAACGTTGCTTTTCTAACTGGCGTGCGTGCTTCTGAGTCGATGATTAGATATCGCTCCTGTGTTCAAAAATTGCACGAGAATTACATTGTTACGCCGTACAAGAGCAAAAAGGGAATTCCTCTCAAGATGGCAAAAGTCATTTATGACTGGCAGACGAGTGATGTTTTTAAATTCCTCAACGAGGAGCATGGTGCTGATTATTGTGAGTATTACGATGTTGCTGCTTTGACTGGTTCTAATACTCGTGTTGGTATTCCGCTGCATTCTGTTGCCATCCGTAGGATCGGTGATTTGGTTGCTACTGAGCCAGAGTTCTATGACCGTCTATGGGAGTGTTTCCCTGAAATCGACGCCCAACGACGCTGGTGGTCCGAATATAATGTCGAGAAAGTTATTGCGATGTTTGCTGCCGAGGGGTGGAATGGCGTAATGCGGGCGATTGACACTTTCATGATTGGTGAAACAAAGAGAAATCGTGCTTTGTCTTTTTCCGCTGAGTTTAGGAAGAAGAATGCAAAGGACCCGTATTCCTATCCAATTGAGTGGCTTATTAGGAATATATTTTTGAATGAATTGTCAGGGATGTCGGTCAGTCCGGTCGGTCCTGGAACCAGGGCACATGCGTTGCGTGTTGCTGCTGCCAAACAAGATGAGGATGTTGTTTTTTATGAAGATTGATTATGTGGCTATCGGCGATTTGAGTGTTCCTTCTTGGAATACTATTTATATTTTGCGTCCTGATTTGCTTGTTTTGGCTGATTCCTTGTCTTCTTTTGGGATTATGTCACCCTTGGTGGTGCGTAAAGAGGATAACTCAATTATTGATGGCAGTCAAAGATATAAACTAATTTCAGGAAACAAAAATCTGTCAGCCTTATTTCCTGATGGCCTACCCGTGAGGTACGTTGACTGCGATGAACTCGACGCCATGGTCCTCCATGTTCAAATAAACCGTGGTCGTGGCAGTATGGTCGCAAAACAACTCTCATCTATTGTTCGACTTTTGAAGAAAAGCCGCAAGTTTGATGAAAAAGATTTTGTGAAGCATTTTTGCATGAAATTTGACGAGTTGGAACTGATGATGAACCCAACAATCATCAAACAACGAAAAATATCAGAACATAATTACTCCCGAGCATGGGTTCCAGTAGAGGCACCCCCAGGGACTATCGACAAAATGCCTATTGTTACAGAAGCACCGCCAAATCCTGACAGATAATCGTGGTAGAATAAAAACTGCACATACATAAAGGATGGTCATTATGCGCAACATTCGCAAAATTGGTTTGATTAGAGTGCAGCCGGGTACAACTGCAGATATCGATACTGGACGCACCCCCGGCAGAATCCGCCGTGCTGCAAGAAATCTTTTTCAACGCCGTCGTCGTGCTGCTGGTCGTGGAGCAAACCCAACCGCCCGTCTTCGTGACATCATTCGTAGCGGTGGACGCCGATAATTCTTAATATTTTATTTACAGGACGGTGAGTTATGTTGGTTAGTGTCAATGATTTAACCACATATATGGACATCCGCTTCTCACTACGCCAACAAGACGCGGCTGAATTTGTATTGGCTGGACTTCAAAGTGAATTGGAGTCCTTTTTGCGACGTCCAATAGAAGTCCAAAACTTCGTAGAAGAATACGTCATCCCTTCAGACCATGTTGGAATGCCTACATCATCGTTCTTCTATAACACATCTCTAGACACAACCATGTCCCCGGTCTCCTACACACAGCCACCATCAACGATTGGCGTTAGGAACTCTCCAATCGTAAAAGTCAACAGCGTATTCATTAGAAACTTGTCAGTCTCTGGGGTATACATGAGCGAGGCAATGGAGCGAGCGGCAGTCGTTACAGCGGTGTCGCAGGTGGGACCAAAAGTCACCTACACCGCAAGTAACAATAAATTTACAATTGGCCAAAAGGTGACTATCAAGAGCATGGTGCCAATTTTGTACAACGTAGTTGCTCGTGAAATAACAGAAGTAACAACAAATACATTCTCTGTTACCAACATGCCAGCGTCTATTGGAGCAATGACAGTAGGCGGCACCGCTATAGCGACAGGAAGCGACTACACTGTTCGTCGTTTCGGCATTGACCTCTATCGTGGGTTTGCTAACGATGCCGTGACTATCGACTACGAGGCAGGCATCGATGGTACTGAAATAGCAATATTCAAACTACTCATACTTCGCGCCGCAGTACGAGAAATGCAGAACATGCACGACGACGTTGTCGGTGTGAAGGACTTAACTACTCGTAATGTTGCACCACTACAAACAGGTTTTATGGACTCGGAATTAATGACCGTTAAGCGTTATCGTCGAGTTAGGGCTGCATAATGGCCAGACCAATGATTGTTGAAATCACCACTAGGCTCGAAAATCCACAGGGATTTGACAGAATTGACGACATGCAAAGACGCATGAAATCATTCCGACCAGTTTTTGATGACATTCGTAGCGACCTGGAAGAAGCATGGTCGAAGAACTTTGACACAGAGGGAGGGCATTACGGTGGGTGGAGGCCCCTGAGTCCAAAGTATGCCCTATGGAGGGGCTCTGCGGGGCCTATTTTGATTCGCACTGGGCAACTATTCAATAGTGTGAGAAGTCTTCATGGTGCACCAAACGACATCAAAGACGACGAAGCATTCTTTGGCACCAATGTTGAGTACGCAAAATTCCATCAATACGGAACAAACAAAATGCCTAAACGCCCAATTATTTTTGAACCCAATGATGCCGCTCGTAAATGGGGCGGATGGGCTGCTAAATATATCGCCGATGGTGAAACTTTTGGGATTAAAGGATAATTATGG